AGATTCGGTATTGCATATAGTTTAGCTGTTTCTATTACGTCTGAATAGCAAAGTCCACAAAGATTACCAAGACCGCCGACTCTCCATTGCGTTTGAACTTTTAAAAATAAATCAATTGCCGTCCAATTCTCCTCAAACACTAAAAAATCTTCTTCCGGTTCAAGTTCAGGGATAACTATCCCCAACACTTCCGCGTCTTTCTGGGTTTCATCAATTACGCCACCTTTGCAATAGTACTCAGCGGCGTCTATTAGTTTTTTCTTTTTGCTCCGGCTATTGAATCAAAGAAAGACGTTGCGATTGCAGTTGCAACCATTGGTACATCTAATAGTTGTTTTAATTTCGATTGTGAAAACTTAAGTTCGTTTCCTTGATCGTCTTCGATACCATCCCAACCAACGAGAACCTCTTTAACTAGATCAACATCGGTTAAATCTCCTGTTTCGATTAACTGCCCCATTTCACGAATACGCGATTGGGTGATGCGTTTAAATTCACCATCAAACTTTTGTTTATCGTGTCTTCCATCATCAACAGGAACCTCTACAGTAACCGGCCATTTATATGTTCCCGATTGG